GTTCTACCACGGTCGTCCCAATCATCAGCGTAATATCTCCGGAACCGTATACGGTGATCACCGGTTCGGAATAGACGCTTCCAGGATTGGTGATGAACGTACCGGACTCCGTGAGCGTGATCGGCTCTACGTTTTCCGCATACCAGAAGGGCTTACAGCGGAAGTTGACGGCAAAGGCGCGGTGCATGTTGCCTCGCAGGATTTTCTCAAAGCTGATCTGATTTACCACCCGCGCGTTATAGAAGCCACCCGGTCGATTTGCGAAGGTGACGGTTCCGCTGCCCTTGAGCCACGCTGCGAGGGCCGGAATCTGTGAGGGGTCGGAGAGAAAACAGGTGGCTGTCAGCACCATATCATCATAAACATCATCCCCCTCCAGCGTTGTCAGGCTGCCTGGGCGACCTGGCACATTGGTGTAGGTCGCCCGTTCGGATGGAATCGTGATCGGCGGTTGCTCGGAAACACAAATGCCGTATTGCGCGCAGCTCACGCCGTTCCATAGAAACCAGTCATTCATGCCATCCTCAGCCCCTTTCCGCGCTGCTGTCGTTTTGTGAGTGTCGCGATTTCCACCGCCAGCGAACGGATATCTTGCTCGTCCCGTACATAGAAGGTGTTGCCGGACAGGTTAACGCTGCTTTGCTGATTGTACGTTTTGCGGTTGTCGCTGGTCGAATAAGCGACCGAGCCGCTCCTGGCCTCATCGGTCAGAAACCGGGCGGCGTTCTGGATGGTTTTCGCCTGGGCTTTGCTCTCCAGCAGAACGCCCTGCCCAAAGCCCTTCATGGTCATGCGACCGATTTCGTCCCTGAACACACCAGAGGGCGAGGCGATTTTCAATTCCCGCTTGGCAGCTGATACAGCGGCGCGAGCGGCCGAACGCATGGCGGATACCACGCCAGCCTGCCCAGCCCGGATTCCCGCGGCAAGTCCTGTCATGGCGTTGACGCCGATGGGACGGAGCCTGGAAGCATTCAAGCTGCCAGATAGCGAGGTGGTTATGGCGTTCTCCAGATTCGAGACCATGCTGCCTGCGTCTGTTGTGAAATCGTAGTCCGCCATCCCGACGCCTACACCGGCGGATACGTTGTCGCCTATCGGATTCATGCGCGTGGAGGGTGACTGGATGCCCAGCGCGAGATTGAGCGCCGCTTCCAGGCTGGACGCCACGGTTTCCGCGTCGGTGTCCCAGCCGGCTTCCGTCATGCCCTGTGCGACGCCCGCTCGGATGTTTTCGCCCGTATCGGTCAGCGTCAGGTTATTCAGGAAATCCACAATGGTCTGCAGATTGCTCAGGTCATCCTCGGAGAGATCCGCGCCGTTTTGGATGGCTGCTGTCAGTTCGGAAATATAGGTGGTGAAATTGGCAAGATTATCGCCTGAGAATTGATCATTCATCCGGTCGTTGATTCCGGACAGGGTTGTATCGTTCAGCAATCCCCATAGGGTAACCCAGCTGCCCTTATATTTCTGAAAGGCTTCGAGCTCTGTATTGAAGCTGCCCATCCATTCCAGCGGATTCACGCCGAGGATATTGTTGAGGAACCCCCAGTCGTTCTGAGCGGTGTTTCCGAACACCGATGTCGTCACATAGTCCTTGGACAATCCCTGCGCGGCTTGCTGTACGGATTCCGCTGTTCCCTGAATTTCCGGAGTGATCAGCACATGGAGCGTACCGTCTGCATCGTAGGCAATCAGGGTATCGGCATCGATCTTTTCCGCGGGCACAAGGCTCACGGGGATTTCCACACCGTTTTCCCAGAAGGTGGCGTCCGGGTCATCCAGCACATCGGATGGATTGTCAAAGGTTTCCCCGAGGCGCACTACTCCGGTTACTGTGACTGGATTGTTCGTCACAAACTCGTTGTAGGCTGTCAGGTCATACCCGACCAGAGCAATACTGCTGTTGATGACCGCATCCGCGGTGATCGCACCGGGGTTTGAAGCAAACTCGTCCCACCGCGCCTTCGCTCCGGTTATGTCTAGATCGGTGGCAATTTGCAGCACCTCATCGGGCACAGCGTCCGAGAACATCGTGTTCAGGCCTGAAAGCGAATCCTTATGATCCTGGATAAATTGTGTCAGGCTCGCAATTTGCTCCATCTGCCCGGATACGTCGATATCGGGGAACAGTGCATCAATCTCGTCTTCAGTGAGCCCGCTGTCCAGCAGGGACTGGATCTGTGTCAGCATTCCGAGGTAATCTGTCAGGCTGCCCTCGTCCATATTGGCGGTCAGGCTGTTCATGTCCTCCAGCGCCTTGCCCATGCCGAGGGTGTCGTTGTTTGAGGATGCGATGCTGTATTCCCGGAGCTTGGCATAGAGGGTATCAATATCGGTACCGGCCTGCTGGATGTCCTCCTGATTCCAGGCCGGCATGACGATGCCCGCCAGCGTCCGGGCATATTGCTCGGCGGCGTCCACACGGTCAGCGTTGTACTTGGCGTTGAGGGTTTCCAGCGCTTGCTGCTGCTCGCTGCCGTCCTGCATGAGCTGGATCAGCGCGTATTCCTTGTTATACTGCGCATCCATCTGCGTGTTGACTGCCGCCATGCCCTCGGCCGCGGCGACCATCGCGCTTTCGTATACGGACGCGTCCGCGTCGGCCTGTCCCTGCGCCTGCGCGCGGGCGACCTCGGCCTGCAATTTCTGCCGGATTGCTTCAAACCCGTCGGTGTCGGCTGGCGTGAGATGATACTTGACCTCGATGGCCTCGCGCTCATCCATCAACTGCTGAAGCCGCTTTTCATCCTTATCCGTGAAGTATTTCGACTGCCGCTTTTTAAGCAGCTTTTCCACTTCCGCATCCATCGCGTCCAACTGCGCGATATCGTCCGCAAGCTGGTCGGAAATGGCGGTATAGCCGGAGGTATCCGCCGTATCCTTCATGGATTGCAGCTCTTCGCGGGTCGTGGCGGTAAGACCCCGGAAGGATTCCGTCCAGTCGGATACGATTTCATCCGTTTCCTTTTTCCCGTCCGACCAGACAGCCAATAAGCCGTCTTTCCATTCCTGCGCGGTCTGCGTATTGCGAGTGAAATCAGCTTCCGACAGTCCGAAGGCACTCAGCCCGCCCTTGGAATAGAAGGTTTCCGCGGCGGTGTTCTTCCATGCGCTGGCTGTTTTGTTCATACCCTCGAGGGCTTCGCGAATCGCCTTGGCCCCGGACGCGTAATCGTAGAGCTTGTACGCGCCGTAGATCAGCGCGGCGGAGAGCGCTGCTATCGCAAGTTTCGAAGAACCTACTGTTTTGGCAAAACCAGAAACACCGCCGCCCGCCAGCTTGACCTTGGCCGAAAACTTGCCCATACCGGTGGCAAACTTGCCGATCGCCGCAGAGGCTTTCCCCACAGCGCTGGTCGTTTTGCCAATCACCAGCAGCGCGGGACCGACTGCAGCTGCAATCGCGGCAAACTTGATGATCGCCATGCGCTGGCTCTCATCCATCTCCAGGAAGGACGCCAGCAGTTCGTTGGCCCGGTCGATCAGGCTCTGGATGGTCGGGTTCAGATCGTCGCCGATCTGCTGGGCGAACAGCAGCGCCGTGTTCTTGAGGTTCGTCAGCCGGCTTTTCGTTGTGGCGTAGCGCTTGTTCGCCTCTTCCGTCAGCGCGGTATTTTCTTCCCACGCGGCGTTGGAAGTTTCCTGCGTCTGGCTGAACAGCTCAGTAGCGTTGGTGGCGCGCATCAGGGTATCGCGCAGGCGCACCTCCGTAAAGCCCATCTCCTGCAGGGTGACAATGGAGGAAACACCGGCTTCATCCATTTGAGACAGCCCGATGATGAACTGTTGAATCGCCCCATCCGGGTCGCTCTCCCAGAGTGCTTGGAATTCCTTCCTGGTCAGCCCGGACACGCGGGAAAAATCATCCAGACTGTCGCTGCCGGTTGCCACGGCGACCTGCATTTCAATCATCGCCTTCGAAAACGCCGTACCGCCCGCCTGCGCTTCCAGTCCGACCGAGGACAGCGCCGTGGCGAAGCCCAGGATCTGCGCCTCCGACAGCCCGATCTGTGAGCCGGCAGAGCCGAGTCGGGTCGCCATGTCCATGACGGCGCTCTCTGTAGTGGCAAAGTTATTGCCGAGCGCTACCAGCGCGGAGCCGAAATTGGAGAACTTCGTCTGCGCCATGCCGGTGACATTGGCAAACTGCGCGATGGCCGTCGCGGCATCGTTGGCGATGATATCGGTGGAATTCCCCAGGTCGATCATCGTACGGGTGAAGCCGACCAGATTGCCGTTCTGGATGCCCAGCTGCCCGGCACTCGCCATGACCTCCGCGATATCTTCCGCGGACGTGGCGACTTCCGTGCTCATTTTCTTGATGGAGCCAGATAACTGGCGGTATTCTGCTTCAGTGGCGTCCACGGTCTTGCGCACGGAGGCAAACGCGTCCTCATATTCCACGGAGGCTTTCACCGCTGTAGCCCCCAGCGCGACAATCGGCGCGGTTACAGCGGCAGTCATACCCTTGCCGGCGGTGATCATGGTCTTGCTGATGGCGGCGGCTTTCACGGAAAACGCCGTCAGCGCATCGCCGGCCTTCGTCCAGCCGGACTGCATGGTGTATAGGCGTTCCGTCAGATGCCGGACTTCTACTTCCGTGTCCTTGACAGACGCTTTGGCGTTGTTCAGGTCCGTTTTGACCTTGGCGATGGCGTCCGCGTTGTTTTGCAGGGTTTTGGTGTTGGATTTCAGCTGGCCGTCCAGCAGCTTGACCTTGTCCTGTGCGTCCTGGTACTCCTGCTCGCAGCGTTCAAGGTTCTCCCGCGCCAGTACGGTAGCAGAATCGGACTCCCCAAGGGATGCGGATAGCTTTTTATATTCGTCCGACGCGCCCGCAACAGCGGATTTCGCCTGCGCAAGCGCGCCGCGCGCGTCCGAAAGGGCGGCATTCAGCTTCTCCTGCCGGGCGTGCGAATCGGTCAGCTTCTGATTGGCCGCTATCAGTGCGCGAGAATACTGCTCCACGGCGCGGTTCTGCGATTGCAGTTTGTTCCCGAGCATCGAGAGCTTTGCTTCGGTGCCCTGTACAGATTTCTCGAAGCCGTCCACGCCTGCCCCGGCCAGCCGGAAGGTGCTCTCCGCTTCCTTGATCTGCTTGTTGATGGTGCGCAGATTACGGCTGAAATTGTCGCTGTCCAGCGACAGTGCCACCACCAGATCGCGCAGGACCTCGCTCATGAAAACACCCTCCCTTCCTTATGGACTGACTCCCGGCCAAAGCTGGTCAATAAACGCGGGCTTTGGCTCCCGCCGTTTCTGTTCCCGGCACGCGTCCCAAGCCCGGATGCGCAAAAAGCCAGGGAGATCCATTTCGTCGATCTCCCGCATCCGCCAGCCGGCTTTCAGCAGCGTGTTGTAGGTTGCATAGATGTATTCCGGCAACGTTAAGGTTGCGTGTTGAGGATCTCCTCTGCTTCCAGCGTCGCCGGCTTCGTAGGGAAAGCGTCCAGCACCTCGGTGGTCTGCGTCTGCACCGCGAGCAGCGCCAGCGCGATATCGTGCATCAGCCGGTCGGCCGGATAGTGGTCATACACTTGATCCGGCGTAAACTGCCCGCCGAACAGAATGCAGAACCACTTCACCATCGTGTCCAGCGCGTCCGCGACCGTGACGGTCTCGCCAGATACATCCTTGCCCTCGGCGGCGTCTTTGGAAATGCGCACCAGCTTGCCGTACATTTGAGACGCCGGCTCCATCTCCCGCAGTGCGCGGCCGGAGATAAAATCCACCGTGTATTTCTGGTCGCCCAGCGAACAGGTAATCATAATCAGTACCTCCATAAAAGGAATGCTGCCGCAGG